GGAACTTACAAAATGCCGCAGCGTCAAATTTTGGGCTTTTCAAAGAAAATGGAAAAGCATATTATTGATTTGTTCAATAAGTTTTTAAAAACTTTAACAAAATAAATGGACACAGTAATTGAAGCAATCCGAACACTTTTAACGGCAGGGGTCACGCCTAATCTTTATAAATTTATTCATTATGGAACTGTTCACGTTCCAGCAAAGTCAGAATTGCCATCAATTGAAGTCATGCCAGTTAGCACGGAGATGGCTAATTTAGGCACTCACTCCATGCGCAATGACTTCACAATAAGAATCACGATAAAAGATATTCTCAAAAACTTTATTACCTCAGATACAAACAAGTCAGCAATTTCACACATTCAAGAGATGGTCAAAAGAATGGAAGAAAGAGAGTCAAGCGGAATTCCTAAATCAACCACAGTTCTTGGGGTTCTTCATAATAATAGAAAACTAAATAATACAGTAAACATTAACAACATTGGAACGATAGAGTATAATGAGGAAGAATTTAATGACTCTTGGATTGTTACAGCTTCAATTTTAATCACAGCAAGTTTAATCACAACAAGATCTTAACCAATTACTATGAATTACAGAATTGAAAAAGAAGTTTTACCAGATGGCACAGAGGTTGCAAAGGTCATCATGGAAGACGAAAAAAAACAAGTAAAATCTAACAAAATAAAAGATGCCTAATTTTTCACCATATGCAAATTTCGGTTATTTCTCTTTAATTAAAGAGGCAACCGCAGGAACGCCAGTTATTCCGACTAATTATTTGGGCATTCTTTCAGAAAGCTTGATGCCAAATTTTAATATTCAGTCGGTTCAAACAATCGCAGGGGACAGAGAAAGAAATGTCAGATCTGTGCCAGGGCAAATTGACATTGCTGGCGATGTTGAGTTTTTTGTGGAGCCAAAAATGATTGGTCACTTTTTAAGGGGGTTATTTGGTGCGCCAACCACTCAAACTTTAGTTTCTTCTGTTGCGTATAGACACTGCTTTGAGGTTACGGACTCGCCAAGAACATACACTGTAGACATACAGCCAGCAGATGCGCCTTGGGTACATCGTTTTTTTGGGACTGTTATTAGCAAGTTAGCATTTGCACAGCAAGATAATTTGATAAAATGTACAGCATCATTGATGCCAAGAAAGGCTTTTATTAATTCTCGTGTTCTTGGTGCAGTAAATTCAGGAACAACTTTGACGCTTGACCAAACAAGCGGATTACTTGCAGGGGATTCAATATTAATTTTACAAAAAGAAGATGGCTACACAACAGTTCAAGAACGCATAATTGACTCTATCACAGATGAAACAACGCTTGTTGTAACTTCTGCTTTCAATGCACAAGTGGACGTTGACGACATCGTTGTGATTAAAAGAGCGACTGCAACTTATGACCAAGATCTTGAATTGACGTGGCTGGGTGGTACAGCGATTTCAACAGGTGATGATATTGACAACACAGCAGCAGAGAATTTTGAAGATTTCAGCATTGATTTCACAAATGAAACTGAACAAAGATGGTTTGGAGGAAAGACAGCAGCAGCAAGATACCCTGGTGACGTTTTAACAAAAGGCTACACAGGAGAAGGAAAAATAGCTAAATTCTATGATAGCGAATCGAAACTTGATAAAGCTAGATCTAACGATAAACTAGCGGTTAGATTCTTATTTGAAGGAGAAACGGCACTTTCAGCAAATTCAGCTGTCGCAGCTTATTCAACGTGGGGAACTACTAACGGTTTCAGGGTTACGGCAACAACCGCAGGAAAAGCAGGAAATGACATCAGTGTTACTTTAGTTATTGCAGCTGATGATAATTTGGCAGCTTCAAAGTCAGGTAACACAATCACTGTTGCACTTGCAAATGCGACATCTTCAAAGAACACAGGAACTTTAATTGCCGCTGCAATTGAAGCATTATCAGGCGTTGAAGGTGATGCCGAGGGGGATGGTTCTGAAGAGTTCACAGCAGCAGAGCCAAGCGCAAATCTAGGCTTTAAATCTTCTGGAACAAATGTTGTCGGTAGAGATGCATCAGAAAAATCTTATTTACAAATTGACCTTGCTGATGTTCGCATTAATCCATTTTTCCCTTCTGCTTCAGAAGACAGCATATTGCAGCAAGAGGTTCCATTCACCATATACAAAGACACGCTTGGAGATTTGAGGAAAAACTGGTCAACTAGGGTGTTCTTAGTTAATGACGTTACATCATACTAAAAATTTTTATGTCAAAGTTCATATCTGAAGAATTAAAACAAGTTGATTGTGGAGATGGCGAGTGGGTGAAGATACCGACAGAGCTATCAATTGAAGATGTTCATTTATTTCTTGATAAAAACACCAATGAAAACTCAGCTGTTAGGCTTTTAAAGTCTTTTATCCGTGAGTGGAACTTTAAAGACAATAATGGTCAACTTGCCGAGCTATCAGAATTAAATATAAAGAAACTAAAATTACATGTCATTAATTTAATTAAAGATGAAATTTATAAATTAATAAATGTCGACGATAAAAAAAAAGAATAAGTGAGCTAACGGCTGCAGTTAAAGGAAAAAAGGCAGATGAAAGATGGACAGATTACTTAATGAGTAAAGAGTTTGGACTCGACTGGCGGAAATACGAATATCACAGAATGAAAGAGTTTATACTTATTATGGCGATTGAAAATGATTTAATGAATAAAAAACATGGCAAACAATGATCTCATATTGAGGACAACCGTTGAAGGCGCAGATAAAGCCGTCAAAGAGATTAACAAGGTGGCCGCTGGAACAGAAGAAGCATCTGAAAGAATATCAAAAATTGGAGAAAAGCTAAAAACAGGGGCGGCAGTAATTGGAACTGCTGCTTTTGCATCTGCGATTGTTGTTGATGAGGCATTTGATGAAGTAATAAAGCTCACTGGTGCAACTGGTGATGCCTTAGAGAGCTTAAATAATTCATTTAATGATGTTGCTCGAAGGGTTCCAGCTTCAATGGATAGTATAGGCGCTGCAGTAGGAGAAATAAACACTAGACTTGGGCTTGTTGGCGGTGAATTAACAAGTGTGACTGAATCTTTTTTAAAGTTTGCAGACGTAAATAATGTGGAAGTTAAAAGCGCAGTGGCAAATGTTACTAGGCTTATGGGTGATTGGGGGGTTGCAAGTACGGATGCAAATTTATTGTTAGACAAATTAACAGCTGCGAGTCAGGCGACAGGAATATCAATTGATGACCTCAGTGTCACGGCTGTTAATTATGGCGTGCAGTTAAGGGCTTTAGGTTTTAATTTAGATCAAAGTATTGCCTTATTGAGTAAATTTGAAAAAGAAGGAGTCTCTACTGAAAAAATTGTAAGTGGGTTATCTATTGCGCTTGGAAGATTAGCCGAAGCAGGTATTGATGACACAGGAAAAGCTTTTGAGGAACTTATAAAAGGTTTAAAAGACACGACCAGCGTTGGGGAGGCAACAAGAGAGGCAATTGAAATTCTAGGAATGAGAGCAGGGCCAGATTTTGCTTTAGCTGTTAAAGAAGGACGTTTTGAATATCAAGACTATTTGGCAGTCATTGAATCTAGCAGTGGGATATTAGAGCAAACATACCAAAACACACTTGGCTTTAGCGAGAGTGTTTTGCAATTAAAAAATAACTTTGCATTGCTTTCAGCGACATTGCTGGATGCGCCTCTTGAGTATGTAAACAACCAACTAGGTAAAATTAATGAATCAATCAAAGCTAGGTCAGATTTATCTAATTTTATGCAATCATCAATTGACATGGAGGTAAAGAAGTATGAAGAATTACAAACGGCTATATTGTTGACAAGCGGAGCTAATCAAGAGTTTTTTGTTAAATATGCAGAGGCTCAAAGGATAGGGGTAGAAGCTGATGCCATGTTCATGCTTGGTCAAGAAAGAAAATCTCAAAAATTAAGGGATACACAGGTCAAGATGTTAAGTGATTTAGCCGAATGGAAAGATCAAAACAAATTAAATCTTGATGGCGCAATTCTTGACTCCGAAAATTATGCAAATATTGTTGCTTCTATAGGAGAATCTGAAGCAATAAAGCGTGCACAAATATTAGATCAAATGCAAATCAAAGATTTTTCTGTTAGGCAAGCAATTTTGACGGCAGCGGGAACTTTAACCGCTGAACAAATCAGGTCTACAATTTCACTAAAAACCCAAGAAAAAGAAGCATTGGCAAAGTTAAATGATGACATTAAAGTTTCTGCTGTTGCAGCAGCACAGTCAACCACGACCGACATTGTTGCTGAATTTAGCGCAATGATTAAGAAGCTTCAAAATTTATGGAATTCCAGTAAAAGCGGATTTAAAACTTTAAATTTATTGGTCAGTGTTGGTTCCTCACTTGTTGGGGCAGTTAAATCAAAGGCGGTTAATGATGCCATTATATCCCCTAAAGGCGACATAATAACAACGCATCCAGATGATTATATAATTGCGACAAAAAACCCCTCTAGCCTTGGAGGAGGTGGAAACTATACCGTTAATATATCTGGCGTTTTTGGCACGGATGCAGCTGATGTTTTAGGGGATATGATAGTGCAAAGAATCAAAAGAGTTTCTTCATTATAATTTATGGAAGTTTTTATAAATTCAACAAACAGGACAGGTGACATTATAAGAAATTCTATTGTTATTAATGATGAATTGCAGGAGAAGGCAAACACAATGTCTTTTTCTGTTGCTGGCTCAAAACCTAGTTATTATCAAAACGTTGAAGTTTATGAAAGTTTTAAAATTTTATCCGTAACTGGCACGCAGTTAAAAATCGACTATGATTATAATACTAATGTTGAAGTTCAAAATTTCAGGGTTGGGGATGAGCTGATAATAGATATTCAAGAATCAGGAGAGTTAAAAAAAACAATAACAGCAATCGGAAGCGATAATGGCAAAACTATATTTACGCTTTCACCTTCTGGAAGTGATGGAACTGTTGGAAAACTGGCAGGAAAAAGGTTTTTGCTGGCAACATCTCGGACGTGAGTGATCAAAACCAAACTTTATTAAATAACATTGCTTATGATGTTAATATTTCTGATTACACAAAGGTTTTTGATAAGAGCAATATCAATGAATCATACTCAGGAAGAGATGCAAGATATATAATTAATGATTTCTGCAATCAGGTAATAAATTATAATATTGAATTAGACGCTTTTAATTACGCAACAAATGGAGCGATTCAAAGCGCATGGAGTGAGTCAGGAGATGGAGCAAACCCAACGACCAGCTCAACAAATAGAGAGGGTGACTATTCGGGTTCCTTTAGTTGGGTGAACTCTTCTGACACGGCAAGTTATACTTATACGCCGACAGCGTTTAGCATAAAAGATTTTACGGGTGTCACCAGTGGACAGCCAACAAAGGGCATGGTTGGTTTTTGGCTCAAGTGTACAGATTTCTCAGCAATTGATTCTATTGCCTTAAAAGTTGGTTCAGGTGCAAGCGATTATATTGAATTGGATATTGAAGCAACAAGCAATGAGTGGACTTATATCACGTGTGAATTAAGTGAAGGAACAGCAACTGGGACTCCTAATTGGGAAGCTGTTGATTATATTCAGTTAGTCATTGAAGAAAACGCCAGCAGTTCAATTTTAATTGACGGTCTGAGGGTTTTAGAAATTGAACATTTTAAACATTATCCTTTTGTTAAAGAATCTGTAGTTTTTGAAAATTTCAGGGTGGCAGATGTTAAACCGATTGAAGTCATGCAACGTTTAGCCGATGAACTATCGTGGTATTGGTATATTGATTATGATCGCAACATACATTTTTTTGACGACTCAACGAACGTCGCACCATTTAGCATTGATGAAGCATCAAATAATTTTACCGATTTGCAGATTGATTATGATGCCTCACGGTTAATCAATCGCCAAAAAATCAAGGGCGGAGATGAAACAAGCATTTCTTTTTATGATGAAATAAGGGAGGGCGATTTAGTTACTCGGGAATGGTTAATGAAGAGTAAATTTAAAAATCTTGAGGTTAGCGTTGATGATAACACGGTCACAGACCTGACTGAATCAGGAACGGACACGACAAATATAACAATCGCAGGGCATAGCCTCGCAACTGGTGATTACATTGTTAATCGAACGCGATCAAATGCTGTCAGGAGAATTACATACGTTGATGCTAATAATTTCACAGTTGAAACAGTAACGAGTCAAACGAGTGGTGATACTTTATCATTTTTTGCCACAAAAGTTGTTGGAGTTGAGGGCTTGAGCGGAGAAGCTGGCAATAATTATATGAGCAACTTCAATGAAAAATCTATTAGATCATCCGAAACAGAAGCAACTTTGACAACAGGCCAGTTCATTCACTTCAAGTATAATGAAGTATTACCTATAACGCTTAGGCGATCAGATGCAACATCAATTGATAGAATGAAAAATGTTTTAGGCCATACGGACGGAATTTTTGAGGGTCAGCCGATAGTTGACCGCACTTTAAAATCAAGAGCTGAGGCGACAAGCGTGGCGCTTGCAGTTTTAAAAAAATATTCAAATGTTATTATTACTTCTAATTTTAAAACTCATGTTGCTGGCTTAAAGTCGGGGCAATTAATCAGAATAAAAGATACTGATTCAAGCACAAGAAACATTGATCAAGATTTTATAATCCAGAGGGTAAAAGTAAAACAAGTTGAAGAAGGGGAAAATGAATACACTGTCACTTGTTCAAGTTTGCTTTTCGGGATGCTTGAGCTTTTGCAGCAGTTGCTTAGGCAGGGACGCAAAATTGAAGTCAATGAAGATGACACAATTGAAAATGTTGAAGATGCACTTGAAGCAATTCAAGTTTCAGATGAGACTGTTTATAGTCAAGGCGGAGAAATTCAAGGGGAATCAATAGAAGTCAGTGACACGAGCGACGCGAGCATTGTTGAGCCACCGTTTAAGTGGGCTGATAGCGTTGACAAAGAGGCAAGATGGAATTTATTTGTGTGGGGCTAGTTTTTTAGTTAATATATAATCATGAGCAACGAACAACAACTCATAAAAGCAGGGAATATATGGACTTTCAAGCTTTTTGACAAAGACACTGGAAAAGTAATAAGAGTGATAAGAGAAAAAAATAGAGTTC